ATTCGCCCTTGACTTAAGGTGATGCTATTGGCTGAACGGTTAATAACTTCAAGAGTATGTTGTGCGGGTGTGCCAATCGGAAGAATTCCCTTATTGGTCGCATCGGCAATAATCGAACGATCTCTTGTTTTTATAAATGGTTCAATTTCTGCAATATCTAACTCTTGCCCAAATAGTGCTAAGTAAGCGCCTATAGAACGTAAAAATCTAATGACAATAGGATCTTGAGCGTTATATCTTTCAATAATTTCATAGTCACCAAGATTCGCAACTAAGCGGGCTTCAAAATCAGCTTGCGTCAACATCGAAGGTTTCTCCATTTCGCGCTAATTGCATTTCACGCACTTGATTTAAATTAATAGCGACTTGTTGACCTACCCTAAGATAAATTGTTTTTTTCTCAAATCCTTCATCTTCAGCCCATAGCTGTATCTGATCAGCACTTAATTTCTTCAATAAAGGAATGTCGCTTTTCATTTTTTCAATAAAGCTATTAGCAACTGGTCTACTCAACGGGGATAAAAAAAGACTGTTATAGTCTGGGCCATAATCAGAACCGATATACCCATTGATTTCAGACTCCAGCCAATGCGCTATCATCGCCATGATTTTGTTGTAATCGATCATAATCCTGACCTTTGGGCAGTCATTAGAAGCAATTTACAAAAGATAAATACGCCTAGAAAAGAGAAACAATAGATAGCAAATGCCACTACCAAGATGTATTTACCCCAGCCAGTAACATCAAAAAAAGTAAGTAACTCAAACAACCGCCATGTCACTAAGCATGAAATTGTTAGAGTGACAAATAAGAAAATATAAATGGCTTTTTTGGCTTGCTTAAAAATATGATCAGTTACGCCTTTATTCAGCAATGTATTTAATGGCGTAATCATTTTGTTCATACTAGTCACAGCAAGGTAAACTTGTACTAAAAAACTAGTCACAATAAACAGATCAACGACCACTGATTGATAATTTTGGTACATGTCAAACTCCAGAGCTTTAAGCTAAGGTTATTTCTTTGTACTTGTTATCTTTTATTCCTGTTCCAATAAAAAAGACTACAAATAGTAGTCTTTGTTTGTAGAGAATTAATTAAGCAGCATTACTTTGAAGTTGGTTCAATTGCTCTCGGAGTTGATCACGCTGCGAAGTTAGATCAATAAGCTCTTGATCGAGTTTAGTCTCTTCATCTCGCTTATCGCTAATCATTTGTTGAGTACTACGACTTTTTCGTGGTGGCAATTTGACCTTATCTTTTCGGTTTTGTTGCTCAACTTTGGCTTGTGATGAACGAATTAATTTTGCTAACCCAGAAACGGCATTATCAAATGTCTGCTGATAGTCATCACTAAAATCACCCGACAAAACGACCTCTTTTCCATTCAATTCAGCTTTGAATACATCAGCGCTCGCACGAGCATACAGAACAAGCTCTTGCCCACCTGCAAAAACAAGAAAAATTGGTACAACACTTACCCCACTTTTACGCTGTACCTTTTTTAATTCAACCAGTGGAATACTCTGACCAGCTGCTTTTTCTAAAGCTGCTTTAATCTTTTTGATATACGGTGTATCTGTTGTAACAGCCGTTAGATTCAAACTACCCATGACATCAACCTAAAACTACTTGATTAAATTGTGGAGTATTTAAGTCCTTTAATGGACGCAGAGTTCCAAATTCACAAAACTCAATGCTGGGCAGATCGCATTGCTAAAATGACTCAGTGCTATCGCTATATTCTTTCTCAGTGATCGTATGCAACGAGCAACGACAACCATTTTGATATTCTGACCAATGACTAATTGCCTGTTTAAGAAAGTTAGCATCACATGAATTAAAAACCATATGATGTAGCTTCTGGCATTCTTTCGAAGAACAATTGATTGGGTCGGCATCCCAACGCACAAAGTCTTTTTTAAACTGTGAATTAAATGATGATGAAAGTACAGCTAACTCTAAAGTATTAAAGAATTGCTTTCTTTTATTGAACCAACTCTTGTAATTGTTATTATTCAACAAATGCTCTTTCTTTGTTTGTTTCGACACAAAGGAAGGAATCAAAAATAAGTATCTGTATAGGAATTCTTCAAAAAGTTCAGGATAGTCTATAAGTTTATTATTCGCTAAATTTTTTGCTAAAAATGACATTTCATTATCAAAGAACAAGTAATCAGTAGGATCAATAATTCCTATACTATTCAAAATATTAAGTTCTTCATCACTAAACTCAGATAACCAGGAAACATAATTCTTCTTTTCTAGGTCTAATTCATTCATTGAACTTCATCTTCTCCTTAAAGCCTTCGACTTTATTGCACCAACCTTATATAAAAATTAAAAACCTCATAAATAAAAAAGCCCATAACTGAGCCTTTTTAGTATTACAACTCGATGAAATATAAGCCATTTATAAAACACTAGTACATTATTACGCCTATAATTGACAACTACAAGCATGAAAACTAGTCCGTTCCCTACTACTTTCGTTGCAAATTAACTGCACTGAATATCTAATTTCCGTGAATAGTATTGAACTACTATTTTGAAATCCTTAAGCAATCCTTTTTCTGAATAGTTATCAGGTTCTAACGCGATTAAGGCTGGCATATACTCATTTTCAAATACTTTAGGATACTGTTTGCAGAGTACATTGACCTGTTGAACTCTAGCCGTTTTAGGATTATCTAAAACATCGAAGTAAAGTCCTATTTTTTTGTCAGCTTCCGCGACTTGAGCTGTAAACTTAGATACTGCATTTGTTTCTGGTTGCTTGTGACAACCTGAAAAAAAGACACAAAGTAAAATAATAAATTTAGTTTTCATAATATGATTTTTATGGATGTAATACTGTTTTAAGATAAAAGAGCCACCTAACAGCAGCTCTATGTTTGGATTAATTTGCCCATTTCGGCAAGCACTTGTAACGCTTTAAATGCTTTTCTTCATAGAGGGATACTACATCAAAATAGCCCCACAAGCCTACAGCTAAAGGAAGAATGACATTCCCCCAGATCAGCCAATCTATATTATTTTCGATAAGCTTTTGAAAAACCTGCATTCCCATGATGTTAAATTTATATAAAAACATGATCAAAGGTTGATATAAAATTTCAGAAAGAAATAGCAAAACAGTGAAAAATAACGATCTCCATTTTAATATTGGAAATTCACTGAAAGCATATTCAATTCTACCTAGTCGATTCTCGATCCATTCACCCATATATACCTCTGATTTATAATTAAAAAGATAGATTATCAAATTAGCGTTTATTTTTAGTTGGTGTTTAAAAATTGAACGTCACATGATGTCGTTCAATTTCTATAAAGGAATAGCTTGAAATTGCGTAAGTTGAACTTACTAGATAACTAGTAAATCTCTTCATCTTCTTTTGGCTTTTCAGTTGGTACCTTTTTTATCAGCCTAAATTTATCATTCTCTAGAACATAAAAACTAGCATGATAACCAATTTCGTTATAGTCGTTATCATATTCAGTCCCATGTGCGACTAATAAATTACTATTTAGCTTAAACTTCTCTGGTTCATCACCATTTTCCCCACCAAAACTTTGCTCAATAACTTGCCCAGTTCTTTTATTAACGAATGTATAAGAACGACATTCAGTTCCACATCCCCATACAGCCATAACATATTCACCAGCAAATTCAGGTTCCTGTGTTAAAGCTTCTCGCAATCTAGTTCTAAACAATTTTGCTGTGTCATTGTTCAAAAGTAATTTAGCTGGCTTACCTGTGTATGCTTCTTTAGAAGGATAATCCTTAAATTGTGGAACATTAGTTTGCTCAGAAGAATTGCTCGGTTCTTGTGTTTGCTCAACACTTTTAAGTGGTTCTACTGTAGGTTCGATCCCTTTTGGCTTTTCTAAATATTTATTAATCTCAGGCATAGTTAAATCACCAGCCTTGTAGTAATGAACATAAATAATTGGAATACTTTCTACTTCGTTTGAATCATTGGTATAAGTATATAAATCAGAAGGAGCAACAACTCCTTTGAAAGCAATATTATCATTAGTTAAAATTCGAGCTCTTTCTTTAGGGTCAAAGACCAAAATTGCTAAATTCCCATCAAACTTTGACTTACTTCCTAAAAGTTCAAATAGACCTGCATTATAATTAACTAAACTTTTTGTAGAGACAATTGCAACTTCTCGACCATCATCTTGTTTTTGTATTATATGAATTTGACCTGCACCTAAAACCTTTGTACCCGTCTCATAATCTTCAAATCTTAATTTTCTGTAAGTTTCAGCATCATTGATTACAACAAGATCATCATAGAATTCATCATTTGAAATATATGGGAAACCGTAAAGCTTTGGTGTTAATTCCTCAAAAAATGAACCCGTCTCGCTAGATTCAGGTGTTTCATCACCCTGAATACGATTAGTTTCTTTTGAGCAACCACTAATCATCAATAAGGATAAAACCAGTAAAAAGTTAATTTTGAATATTTTTATAGTCGCTTTCATTGTTAGTACTTACTCCCCTGCAAATTAAATAAATTTCTATTTTGAAACAAAGTTTATAGTTAACTTTTTAAATATTTTAGGATCAATTTCATCTTTTGGAAATTCAAATGGTGCTTGAGAGCGTATTGCTTTCTCGACGCTTAATATCATCTCTTGATGTTTGCTTTCAATCGCTAATCTCTGAATCTTTCCATCATCATCTAATAAAATTCTTGCAACGGCGACCTGACCCATACTATTAACAGGTGGATTCCAAGCATTCATTACATCTTTATAAACACGATACTTAAAACTAGCAATGACTTTGGTTGCATTCAAATCCTGTTCAGATTTGAGAACAGTATTAGGTACAACTACGTCTGTTAGTTGAGCATACAAAGGACTGGATAAGGAAATGCAAGCAATAAGAAATATTATTTTTTTTAAACTGACCACAATAACTCCACATTTTTAAATTTATTTAAGATTAATACATCAAAGGTGGCTCAAAATTAGTTAATTTTATGATAAATGCTCTTATGTCTTTTACACCATAAAGTTCATATTCAATTGGGTTAACATGCTTTGATATGAAAAGTTCTCCTGAATTAAAAGAGTTGGCTCTAGAATTCTCTTGAAGAAATTTCTGATAGTTTTCCTCTAATTTTTTCCAGTTTTGTGCAATCCAATATTTCTGGTCTTTTACAGATTCCCGATTTTTTGACATTGTATAACCTATAAAACTATATTTTCTAATCCAATTAAGTGCTTAATTATAAATATAAACTCTATCTAACTCATCATATCTTCTAGAGCCATCACAATTAATGCTAGATAATGAGATATAAAAACATACACAAGCAAAAATATTGTTATTCCTGCGATAACTGCCCCAGTATGACCAATATAAGACTCAATCCACCCGCCAATCCCTAAAGCAATCAAAAGTGAAATACCACGGCGAGCCCAGAAGTAAATTCAACGTTTCTTGGGTGTGCTTATTAGATGATCGGCATAAGATAATTTTTTCGCCATAATTCACTCAAAAAATTAAAAATAATAAATTTTGACATTTTATTTAATAGTATATTTTTCTTCTTCATCTTTGAAATCCCCCCACCCAGTCCATACATTTATTAATGTTACAGTATCATTTTTAATTGACTTAATTTTATATAAATATGTTCTCGGAGGAGATGTATTATTCACCTTGTCTTTTTCGATCATAATAAAGGTATTTTCATTAATCCATTTTATACGCAAATTTAAGTCTGGTGTGCATTTCCCCACCTGTCCTAACTCACCATACATAAAAGCATCTGTACCATTTTTGCTAATTGATAATCCTGAACAGCTAGCTCCAATATTTGTTAGTTTTTTACCTAACAAATTTTGCTTATTATCAACCGCAAAAACTGGATTTGATATACATATTGCAAGAAAACTTAAACAAAAAAGCTTTTTAAACATTCCATTTATTCCCCATTCCTAAGCCACCAGTTATTGCATGAGCCAGCATTCGATTGCTCACATTTTGATTGATAGTACCATTATTTTGATTCTTAACAACTACTTCCTGCGGTTTTGGGGATGTCAAATACTCTTTTGCAGGTTGAATCTTAGACTCTAATTTTGGTGGTGTATAACTGGCAGCAAGTGAATTTGCTCTTGTAGCAATCGGAGTGACAGCAGACACAGTACTAAGCATTGATACTTGATGTTTAGCTTTCTGAATCATTGTCTCGGCTTGTTGTGTAATAGCTGATTTTGTTGTAGGTGTTTCACTATTATGATTTACAGCAGCGTTACTTACTGCATTATTATCAAAATACTTTCTCTGGTGCACTTTGAATTTCGTATTTTGCACCATCTCTCCTTTATCTATATAGCCATCCTCATTAGAATCCCATACTTTGTTTAATCTATATTCCTCAGACCCTCTTTTATATCCATAACCAGTTACAGCAGTATAAGCATCTGCAACTGAACGTTTAGTTTTCCCATCGAATCCACGATCTTTATAATATTTTTCAACATAGCTCATTTGCTCATCGAATGACAATGCACTAAATTGATCTCGTGCCATGCCATAATATGTACCATTATTATAATTTTTCTTCTTAGATGCACCTTTACCCATAAACTGAATTAAACCTGTAGCAGACGAATTCCGATTCCTAGCTTTTGGACTGAAAGTGCCTGCTGTTTCAAAAGATATAATTGCTGCCAAGTCATTCGGGTCTACACCAATCTTATTTGCTACCTCTGAAATTTTTGCTGCTTTCTCAGGTGTAAAGTACTTACTCTTATATGAAACAGAAGCCTTTGCTTTCTCTCTTGCCTCGATAGCTTTAGAAGCATCCCCAAACTTCACAGGATTAGACTCATTTAAACCACTACCACCATATTGTTTTCGCAATAGATCACTCGGATTAAATTTACCACCACCAACTTTCTCTTTAATCCAATCAACAGCACTTTTCCCGACCTCAATAGCAGCACCTACGGGTGAAACATTAAAAGCTTTTGATACCAGGTCAATAAACCCATCCCAGCCTTTCTTAATAGTTGATGGAATATCAGCATTAATAAGGGAATCAGTCCATTCTTTGACATACGGCGCGACAATACCCCCAAGCTTTTCACCGACCCATGAACCAATTGCCGCGCCTGCAATCGTGCCGACAGGTCCAAAGATACTTCCTAGTGCACCACCAGCTAAACCACCAGCAAGTGAGCCAACCGTCCCACCTTTTTCTTTAGTTGTTTGACTCCCCCAGTCTGAAAAAGACATAGCAGTAAGTAAAGCACCAATTACAGGTAATCCTTTACCGAATTTAAGGATTTTACTTAAGCCCTTGCCACCTTTTTTAAATAACCCACCTAGACTACCAAGCAAACTGCCGACAATACCGCCGCCAGCACCTAACAGCTTTCCAATACCTCCAAGCAGTCCACCTTTTGATTGAAGATTGTCAGCAATACGCTGAAGCAACTTCACTTGCTTTTTATTGTGGTCAGCCTGTTCCTTTTGTAATGGTTCATTTCGCTTGCGTGACTTCATAAAACCAGTAAGCGGACGTAACATAAATCCAGCTGCTCGTTTTACCGGTGACAAAACAGTAGAAACTTCATTTATCGCGTCTAAAGTCGGATCAACACCTTGCGGATTTGATGGCATTACGTCTTTTATAGCTGCCCCTAATGTTTGAGCAACCTTTCGTACAGTTGATTGTGATTCTTTCGAAGAGCCAACAAAGCGACCATTCTCATCACGTTTACGCTCACTGTTTCCGAACTCTCGAACTAAATCTTCTGTGCTACTGATTTCAACAGCACGGGGTTTGGTTTGGTTGATCTTATTTTCAGTTCTATTTGGTGCATCAGATTCAGCAATTAATTCTTCAAGCGTCTTAGCGACTCGATCTAGAACAACAGTAGATTGCACAAAAGGGTTTGCTTTGTCTTTGATTAGATCATCTAATTCAACAGGTTTAATTTGGGCATTAATTAGCGCTTGCTCTAATGCACTAAGCTTAGGTTTTGGCTGAATACTTTTAGTTGAGTACTGATGTTCTAGTTCTTTATGAAGCCCACGTAATATATCGCGTATTTGTTCTACGTTCTTATCAATCTTTGCTACGTCACGTCCAGTTTGCTTATGGCCAATAAGAAACCCAAGTTCGTCGTACTGCAATCCACTTTCTGAATTAGACATAAAAAAATCACCCTATTTTACATAGAGTGATTTTAACTTTTATTAAATCTTCAAAATATTCATTGATCCATTTAAGTTGTTAAGGCAACCACTCTATTAGCAAGATCAACAAAAGTTGTCTGAAAACCATTTCTACTTTCTTTCATCGTTGTCAAAGCATGACCGAATTGACCCGCAGCTGCAATTTGACTATCAGAAAGTGAGAAAACAGGTGTTGAATTTTCTTGGCTAATTGCGATCAAAGAGTTAAAGTCCGCAATATGAGCCAAATCATATGCTTCCAAGTCTGAGCCCTGAAGAACAGAATCTATTGTTTCTCTTGGTAATGCACAATTTAACTTATTCAACTCTGGTATCAAAGTATTCTGTACTGCATCGTGAATACGATTGATCCATTTTTCGAAAGATTTTGCTGGCTTTCCATATCTAGGTCTATATCGTTGTTGAATAGTACCCAAAAACTTTGGTTCATTTTTAATTGCAAAAGTTGGAGAGTCAAAGTCGTTATCTTCCCGAAAGCGCTTAATTTCTCTATGCCATTTTTTAATATTTTTTGACAGTGAGTCAACTGCTTGCCAGCAAAAGAAATCTGGAGATGTCGGTACTATGAAATAATCGCTCGACATTAAAATTACTTCATTGAGCCCACCAACATTAGGGCTTAAGTCAAATAAGATATAATCGATCTCGTTAATTTCAGCAATTAGTTGTAAAACTTTTGGCAAATTACCAGGTATATTTTTAGTAGCTGGAATTCCTGATGCAATCTTTAAAGAAACACTAATCTGAGAATCTAAATCAGATATATCTAAATGGCCTGGTAATAAAAATAGATTTGGATGATTTGTTCTATGAATTGTACCCTTTTCAGTACTCAAAAATGCATTTGGATCTTTACCTTCGATCAAAAAATTAACAATTGGCTGTAATGTGAGGTTATCTCTACTAGCATAAAATGCATCCATTCCATCTTCATCTACTTCGCTAAACCCTAAAACTAAGCCAGATAAGTTACATTGAGAATCCATATCAATCATTAGCACTTTATGCCCTAGTTCAGCTAAGCTCCATCCTAGATTAAATGTTGTTGTAGTTTTACTAACACCACCTTTATGATTGAATAAACTAATTGATTTTGCCATTAGAACACCTTCTTAATTTTCGTTTTATTTTACACGAATGCGTCTTAAATTGACGGAAATATAGAAGCCAATTAAAAGTATTTCAAAAAATACTTCGAATGGTTTTCCTCATTTTCATTAAATTTTTACGTAAATGTATCTTTCTGTAAGTACGAAATTCTTAATATACTTTCTGCCATATAAAGGAATCACGATTTCAAATCTATGATGCATATAAATACTGAACGTAAACGCTATTTACTACATTTGCTCTTTAAATTTATCTAAGTATTTTAAGCTATTATTGAGATTTACATCTTGCTGTAACTTCCGAATTTCTTGCGCTTGTCTTTGGCATTCCATTTCCAATCGCGTGTAATTTCTTTGCATGTATAGAATCTGCTCTGGATCTCTTAATCGCGCTAAAGCCATAGTCAATAAATTGAACTCGTTCTGTACGTTTCGATCATTGAAGGCAAAATCGACAAAGCTTTGTTCTAATGCTTTACCGTTACGCCAATATTGAGGTTTATCACTCCAACCATTGATATGCTTTTCTTTCGGCACAGCCATTGCACCTTTGACGTACTTGCATCGCTTTCCATTTGAAACATAGATAAGACCCCACCGTTCAGGTAATTCTTCAGGTTGAATCAAATCTGTAGGACAAATGAAATAACGCCATTTGCCAATTCCCGTGGTTGGATTAATACGATGAGGTTTCTTTTTGTCGGCTAAAAAGTCTGATCGGCTAGTTTTTGCTTCTAAAAGAATTGTACCCACGTCATATCCATTACCATGACGAATACCGAACACATCTGGATTCTCGCCATAACATGATGGTTCTACTATTGAGAAATGACAGCCATGTCCATTTGCTGATTCTGGCTTTCTCAATAACGCAGCGCCGACTTCACATAATTCCCGATGAGTTAATTTTGTTAGTGTCATGCTATGGCCTCTAGTTCTTTGTTAACTTCAATATTTGCTGCAACTCTAACGATTGGTGTTAATTGCTTGGTGCTGTACCACCATCCATCATCGAGCAAATACATACGTTTAAAAAAACAGAACCAAAGCCTTTTCGCTTTCCTGATCTTGCATCGTTTGTAAGTTGAATGTTCTTTATAGTGATGATTGTAATATTCCTGCATAAACGCATTTGAAAAGACAATACGATTTGTGAGGTTTTGATCTACACATAGATTTACAGCAACGGTCTCACCAACTTTGAAATTACGCATTTTCTAAATCCTCTTGTTCTGGATCACCAGCCTCAATCATTGCCAACTTACGGGCAAAAGCAGCTCTCTTATCGGTAGCCATTTTTTCTTTAGCAATTTTCATACGCTCTTCTGCATCGTTAATTACAGCAGATCGTTTTGCTTGGACCTCTGACTGATCTTTGAGCTCTTCCATTTCAAAGCCCCAGAATAGGGCCTCTGATTTGGCTATATTGGCAAGTGTGATACTTTGCTTAACATTCAAGTCCACGATTTGACTGATTAAGCCCATTTTGAATTTCAAGCCATTAATGATGTTAATAGCCTCTTTATCTTCAGGATCTAGATTACTTACATCTAGTTTTAAGACTTCATCTCGGATATGAATTACGCTTGTAATTGTATCGCCAGCCAATTCACCCAAATTCGCCAACCTATATCGGTTTTGCTTAATGATTTGAGCTGAAGTTAAGCGGTTAAAATCAGCCTTACTAAAATCATTTTCTGACTTCGATTTTTGACCCCAAACATTCGCAATATTTGACGGCTTTTTGACATCATTTTGACTACTTTCTTTTCCTTTACTTTCATCATCTTGCATGTTTTCTTGACTAGTCTTTTTTCTAGTCAATTTTTTTATTTCATTATTCAGTTCACGAGCAGACTTTTTGACTAGATTTTTAGTGCACTTTTTCCACTTTTCAGCGATTGCTTTACGACGTACAACTGAAGGAGAAGGCATATCACAGCCTAACTCCTCACCTACCTGGTCAACTAATTTCTGCCAAGTGATCTTAGGAGATGACTCATAAACTAATTTGAGTCGATCCCAGATTTCTTGTGAATACGATTGCACTGCCATGATTAAACCAATCCAGTACCAGATAAAAAATCAAGTTGCTGATCGTCATCATCATCCTTTTTGTCTTTTAACGTGGTTTGTGTGAATCGCGTTTTACGTTGACTTTTTAGGTCTTGAATTAGCTTTTCTTGAATATCTCCCTCATCGCGGTATGTAATATCTTCAATACCTTTTGCTAAATTGGTGAATTGAATTGCTCGATCTTTGTCACACTCCTTGATTGTTTGCATGAGATCAATCAATTCATTCTGAATTTTTTCCTGTTGATCACGATCTAAGCTGATTAACTTTTTGGCAACTGCCTTTGAACTTTCTAATAATCGTACCTGTAAAGCTGGTGGATAAGATGCAATATGCTTTGCACATAACAATGCCATTTGAGAAGTTACAGCATTTAAATTCTCTGCAAGTAAATCACCTAAACCATTAAAGAGAATCCCTGCTACTGATTCAGTCTCATTTAGCTCTGGATTGATCGTAAAACCTAATACCCAATCAACTGAACAATGGTATAGGCTGCACATCACTTGAAGTAGTTCAGCATCGGGTAAAGTTTTTCCGTTTTCCATTTCAGAAATACGGTTTTTTTGCTCAACACCAAACAATTCAATGGCAACTTCATCCTGTCTTAACCCGGTACGCTCTCTTGCTAGTGCTAACTTTCGCCCGATCATTACGCGCTTTTCAAAATCTGTTCTTTTAGCCATTACGCAACTCTCCCAGCAAGCCAGTCAAAATTCACTTTTTTATCAAGCCAATTCGTTTCATTGATAAAAATGCAAGATAACCAGACACAACCGTTTTCAATGGGTTCTGCAAATTCGATTTTTTCTTTAACAAATATGTTGTCATCTTTAAAAAGCAATTCCGTACCTTTTAAAGAATCAATTAAGAGTTTCGGATAATTATCAATATCAAACCGTGGATAAGTGCTTGCACTGTAACTACGAAGTTTTCGTGGTGGCTGAACCATCAAACGGATTTCACATTGTTGAGATATCGCTTTCCATTTGAGCGCTTTGAATATTGGTGCGTAAATTTCAAAAACATGTTTTTTGAATTTCTTAGCTCCTACGGATAAGCTATTTCTTTGTTTTCCAGTACCTTCATCAATAGTAGCTCGCCAAATTTCATTTGCACTGATGCCGTATGGCAATTTGACCGTTACGAAACCCTCACCAGTAATGATTAAGCCACCTGTACTGCCTTGATGAAGTTGATCTCCATTTATGTCTTGTGTTGTGACAGAGCAAGGTAAAATCACTTTCTTATCTAACGCTCTCCTTGCTCGTGCTTGTCGATTAGTCTTTGTTTCAACAAGTGGGTTCATCGTGAAGAATGATGTTTTGCCTTTAGACCATTGCTCCCATGCATTGCGATTTTTACTCATGATTGCCACCCGCTTTTACTAAAGTAGTTTTTTCAGTCGCAGATGCTGGAATACTAAGTTTTTTGAGTAAGACCTTATTTTCTTCACGACATAAATGCAGCATTTTCCATAGTTCAAATGCCAATGAAACGGCTAACTTCTGGTAGCCATCAATCGCTTCGTAAATAAATACGTCATTGCCGTATTGTTGGATCAAAATTAAATATTGATCTTGATTTCTCAACCACTGTTCGAACTCAAGTCTTAACTGCTTTATGTATTCTTGTGGTGTAAGTTCTACATATTTTTCAGGACACATAAATGGAGTGCCTTGTTCCAATTGTCCATAGACATAACCATTTTCGTATCTATCAACTCTGGCAAATCCTTTGATTTGCTTTCCTGAGAACTCAGTACTTGAGTCACTGATAAAATCTACATAGACTCTCGCGCCTTTTGTGAATTGCTTTGAGTTCGTTTCTGTTTGCTCTGTCTCTTGAAGATGCTTTTGAATCATGCTGTACCACCAATATGTTTAATAACGGTTTTCGGGACATTCAGACCATCACGCTCACAAGCTTCTAAATATTCGTTTGGTTGATCAAAAGGATCAGGCCATGGTTCCTGTACTGCTGGACCAATAGTTTTAGCTTTAGGCTCAAGTTTTTGAGGTTGTTTGATCTCTCTATTACGAATATTTAGCTTTTGCTTCAATGCGTTAAGGCGCTCTAAAGCATCATCATTCGACACAGGAACATGATCTTTTTTGTTATGTTCCAATTGTTTTGGCGGGACATACATTTCTTGAGTTCGGCCTATAAGTTGAGCCTTCGCCACAAATGCATTGTAAGTATTAATAAATTGTTCCCGTGCTGGTTTCATATACCCATCAGTGATTAAGTGCTGTACTTCATCCAAAGCAACTTTCGTAATTTGAGTGATTTGAACACTTTTATCTGCTGTAAATCGACATGCACGCGCCCAAGCTTCATCTGCTGACATCCAAGTCTCACCAATGCACCAATCGCGGAAATCAGAGAACGAAGGCATGAACTTACCGCCCGATTTCAATAGTCTGTTTCGTGCCCGTTCAAACTGATCAACATTGACATCACAAAGGGATTCCATTGCTCTTGATTCAATAAACGACATCGGTACAGCCATTTCACCCGATGTTGGAAAATTTCTATTGAATTGCGAAGCATGTAACACACGCAAATCTAAAATGAGCTGACGAATTTCTTTGATCGTAATTTTATGCATGTCCGTACTCCAAATTAGCTATCTGCTTTTTTGATGGAGTCACGTCCACTATGACGTTTTCGCTTTGTTCTTCATCGAGAATGCGCTCAAAATAGCCCTTAGCTGGTTGATCAGTATTTACAGATTGATTTGCTTTAGTTTGTTTTTCACGACGTTTAATCACGTCTTGAATATTGTTTTGAATCCAAGTAAGCCATTTCACAAACCAAATACTAGGTGTGTTCTTTTCGTTCTTAGCTGAAAAGAAATCACAATAACCTTGAAGCAAAGTTTGAAAGTCAGTTGATGAAATTGATTCGTGTCTTGACTCTGCAAGATCAAAAAAATCCATTTGAAATTGTTGATACTGATTAGCAAGTTCAAGTAGTGAGTACGATCCATTGTCATCGGGTTGATACGTCGAGAACTGAATCGGGACAAAGTTAAATTTTCCCTCGCCCGTGTTATTACAATTACTATCTTGGTTTTTGGTTAGTGGTTCTTGGTTAGTGGTTATTGGTTTAGGCTTTTTTTGGGTTTTGTTTGGGTTTTCTTGGTTAAGCGGTGGGTTTATTTCGCTTTCCGTTGGGTTTTCTTGGGTTTGTTCAGTTGGTTGTTCACCCTGTTCAGATTCACCAGAAACATTTCCAGTTTTAGGTTTGTTTTTTGATCCTTTAGGACGACCACCTTGCTTTCCATTTTCCGCCTGTTTAGCTAAATAAGCTTTATAAGCAATTAAATCTTCTTGTATATGATTTTGAATGAAGATGCCTTCCTCATTCTTAACGAAGAATTTTTTCAAAACAAACTTAACTGCTGCAATTTCATCATCAGTTTCTGCCCATACCCAATCAATCGCTTCTTCTTCAGTTGGAAATGATTCACGGTCATAACAAGCATCCATAAGCAAGTTATAAACACCATGTTGTAAAATATTAAGGCGACCTGCTTTACGATGGTAATCACCAATTTTCTTTTCGTAGTAATGCATTAAGCCACCTCCTCGTTAAAATGTTTCAATCTTTCTTTTTGCAAAACTTCATAATCTGGATTTAGCTCACACCCCAGATAATTTCGTTCATTTTTAAGAGCAGCTGCGGCTGTTGTTCCTGAACCCATAAAAGGGTCAAAAACAACATCACTTACTCGAGATCCCGCACGAATGCATGGCTCAATTAGGTCAATAGGAAATGTTGCAAAATGAGCGCCTTTATATGGCTTTGTTGAAACCTGCCATACGCTGCGCTTGTTGCGAGTTAGCAAATCATATTCACTATCTGCTCGCTCTACGCGATGTGTGCCCATGCTTTGATTAGGATGAACAGCAGCTCTCTTACTATCTGTACGTTTAAAATTGTCACGCGAAGATCTCGAGATAACTGCTTTCATTGGACCATTTGTTTTATCTGGTACTCGGTCACTACCAGCTTGAGCATCGATATTCTGTGCTAACCGTTTCAATGAGCTTTCAGCTACTGGCTCCTTAATAGCGAAGTGATCAAAATAATATTTCCGTGATTTACTGAACAGAAAAATATACTCATGAGCTTTCGTGCATCTATCTGTGATACTTTCTGGCATTGGGTTCGGCTTGTGCCAAATAATATCTTGGCGTAGATACCAACCATCTGCCTGTAATGCAAACGCGACACGCCAAGGTA